CCGCCCTTGCCTTCTTTAATCCAGGCATTGAGATAATGATCTTTGCCATTGATATTGATGGTTCCGTTGTAGTCGGAATGAGTTTCCTTCTCCTTGTTTTGATTCTTGAACAGAACTCCACGATTTGTGTTGTCGTAATTCATACTGCCTCCTTAAATTTATTAACTAAAAAATCAATGCGTTCTACTGCTTGTCTAACATTCTCTTCCAGAGACTCGATGAAATCCTCGTCACGTTCAACCCTTACGATCAGAGGCTTCATCTGTGGATGATAGGACATGAAGTCCCACCAGTCTCTTCCAGTGATCCAGAGACACCCCTGAACCTGCTGGAAGTATTTGCTTGGGAGCTTGCCTCCACTCAGATATTCAACGTGATTGTGTGGCATGGGGCATTTAATCTCCAATCCACCATCGTTATTCACAAGTCCATCTGGAGACGCTCCTGCTGCAATCTCATCGTGCAGACAGAACCCTACTTGAGTGACAGGATTCAGGGTGATGTCCTGATACTTGTCTCTCGCAAAAGGCTCCAGATCAATGCCACGTTGCATGGCATCTGTTGTTTGAACGAAGGTACGCTGACCAGTCAGTCTTTCAGCCACCAGAGCATTTATGTAGCCATCAGCTTGGCTTGATGGTTTACCATTTATCGTCACCAGTTTGAAGAAGTTGGAAGCACTGGGGACTCCAAGACGCGCCTGAAACCACTCCTCCGTCCCTTGTTGACACTCTATGATTTTCATCGGTTCGAGTACAAATAAGCGGCAAGCTCTTTAATCTTTGCCATTGCTTCTTTGTTGCCGAGGCAGAAATTCGTCGGGCTAATGTTCTCGCCAGTGGAGTTGTGATAAATCACCCTCGCCGCAAATTCTGTTGATGTCCGACTCTCAAGAATCTTTCCTAGCACACCTGCAAGAGTGACTATCCATCCAGCCCAACAGTGCGTTGTGTCGCATGAATGCCAATTGCCCATTTCAAGAGCGCCATCTGCTTGAACCGCTTCGTAAACCTTCTGGTTTAAATCCTCAACGCTTGCTTTCCACGGGTCGCCAACTTTTTCACCGTCGATTCCTTGCATTTCAGAGCAGAAATGGCAGTCAGAGCAGTAAGAGCAGCCATAGCAATAAGAGCAGCCATAGCAATAAGAGCAGTTATGGCAGTCAGAGCAGTTATGGCAGCCAGAGCAGCGAGAGCATCCAGAGCAGCGAGAGCATCCAGAGCAGCGAGAGCAGCCATAGCAATAAGAGCAGTTATGGCAGTCATAGCAGTTCGTACAACTTTTGCAATCGTCTAAGCTCTCCAGCGCCTTCTTGGCCTGATCCTCGCCGCCAAACCAGCTAAAGAAAGACTTGTTTCCGTTTTCGTCTGACCAGTGGTCGTCGTGTTTGGTTATGCTCACTCTCTTTCTCCTGGTGCTACTGTTTGAGACTTTATGATGATTTTCATCGGTTCGAGTACAAAGTAGCCTGATTGAAAGGCTGTTTAAACTTCTTCAACAGGTTTCTACTGGCAGCACGATCAACGGCGTTCTTCACTTGGCTCATCTTTGACGGTGGAGCTTTGATGAATTCAGCCACCTGTCTGGCGGTGAACTTTTGTTCAGGGTGTCGCATTGCACCCTTGATGACTTTCGTCGCAAAACTTTTGGACTGCCCCCTGATGGGACTCTGAACAGCTTCAGGCTCTTGAGTCTCCAAAGACAACAGGACTTCAATAGCAGATAACTTCTTCTGCTCCCTTTCTATCGTTTCTAACGCTTGCTTCTTAATTTGCATCAGGTTCATGGTTTTCCTCCTTTATCCCTCTGCGTTTAAACTCTACGAATGTGTGAAGGCCGACTTTCCTTGAAAGCATCAGCCTCTTCTTCTGAGTACACGTCACCGTGCAACCCAACCAGCTTCAAGATTACTCTGTCCTTTGCTCGTTTCTCAGCCATAGCAAAAGGATAAGAGTTCTTGTTGTTGTATGGGGCAGCCTCACCGATAGACCACTCGGTCTTTTCGCCCATGTGTCCCACCACGATGATGACTGCTTCCCTTTCGAGAACATTCGCAGAAACGATCTGTGGCGGGTCAAAGGTAACTCCCTTGTGGGCAGCTACCTTCTCAAGAGCCTTGTGAAGCAGGACAAATGTTCCATGACAATCCCATCCTGCCTGCTCCGGGGTGAGTCCGATCTCTCTCAGGACTTCTCCAACCTTCTCTGGAACATTGCTTCTCATGCGCCAACCTCCTGAAGCTCGCTGAGATATTCAGCTCGGCACATCTCGGCGTAGTCTTTGGCGTAAGCCTTCATCTCCTGCTCGATGAACTCTCGCTGCTCATCCATGTAATGTTTCGCAGTTCCGATCATCGCTCCCTTGACGTACTTCGCAAGGGTTTTTGAGTTTTTTATTGTCGGCTGAATTGCAAAGTCTACCAACAAATCCTCGAACAGCCCAAAATCACCAACCTTGTGCAAGACATCGTACATAAAGTCAACGTCTGCGTTTTTCAAAACCATTGCGATTTCAATGGCTTGCTGGTCAGACAGGACTGGGTATCCCATCGCATCTGTTTCGAGATCCTGTATGTTTTTGGTGATCCAGATTTCTAGCTTTGTCATAAATTTTCCTCCTTTGGAAACTGTTGGTCATTGTGAACCAACTTTGCGGTGTCTGTCAACCATTTTTCTTCAAGTGGATAGCGAAAAGATCTATTTTCTTTTGATGTGAATTGCAGCGAGTGATGGGAATAGAGGCCAATCGTGCCTTCCCATGAGCCATGACGCTGCTTTGCCACGATCAGACGTTGGTCGAAAGACTTTTCAAAATATTCCTGCTGCTTCTCGTCCATCTCGGTCAGCTTCAGAGCTTCACGTTTTTTGTCTGTCCAGCAAATCATCAAATTGTCGGCCAGGTCAACGATTGCACTGTTTCCCTTCACGTCAAATTTGGTTGGGATATATTCCTCTCCCGCGCTATTTGGCTTTCTAACGTGAGAAACCAGGTAGATGTGACAGCCGAGATGCTTTGCGGAATAGGCCAAATTGTTGATGAAATCAGCCTCGCCCTCCCTGTTCTCGACACCGATGCCGCACTTGGCAAGAGAGTCGATGAAGATGTGCTGCACTCCCAGTTCGCTGGCAACGTAGTTAACGAAGCCTAAAATCTTCTCAGTCTTGACAGAATCAAGCTGGTCGTAAATCAAAACGTGAGAGTCGGCAAAGTCCGTGAATCGTGAAATCCACTCCTTTGATGGTCTGCCACTTGATATCCCGCTGGACTGAAGGCACATTCGCCACAGCGTCTCCACTGGCTTCATTTCGAGTGACGCGATTGCAATCTTCTGCCCCTGATGGGCCAGTGCAAGGGCCATTTGTGTCGTTATCATGGATTTCCGGTGTCCGTTCATGCCTCCGATGACCGTGATCTCAGACGGTCTGAGCCTGAACTGACCGAATGTCTTGCCCCACGGCAATGTGCAGCCAGTAAGCTCATCGTCACCTTCAGCCTTCTTGAGCAAAGGCTCACGCCATGCTCCCGCTGAATGGATTTCCTGTGCTTCCAGCTCACCGACGATCTTGATGTAGTCTCTGAAATCTACGCCATGCGGGATAATCATATTATGATCTCCGGCACGTAAACGTCTTCAGACATTGTTGGTTTCCGATTTCGTTTCCGATTTCGTTTCCATGTACGCACACAAGCCTTCCAGTCTTTGATGGGTTGATTGTCTATCTCCCAGCCCCTTATCGTGTAGTAATCTATGAAATGTTCAGCATCAACTACAAAGTTAATGTCCTCTGCGTATTGTTTGACTTGACTCACGGTTGGTTTTTTAAACTGGTTCTTAGTTATTTGTTCTTTGTTATTTGTTATTGGTTCTTGGTTAGCTTTCGATCCGGTTTCTTCTGGGTTAGCTACAGAAACCGACTGGGTTTCTATGCCGCTATTTTGCTTGGGTCTGCCTCCTCTCTTGCCGTTTGTCCTAGCTCTATCGGCCTTTTTACGGTACTCGGAAATCTCAAAGTCGGCACGATGATTGTGATAACCGTCATCTTCAAGGGTAAAGTATTCGGACAGAATCGCCTTCACGATGCCTTCTACATCGTTTAAACGCATTCTGCGAATCACTGGTGACATTTCCTTTGGTAACGGGAGTTCGGTGTCGTAATAATAATTAAGCAGCCTAAAGTA